CCAGCGATCTGCATATCAACTGAAGCAACCGCCGTCGTTCGCTCTCGTTCGATCGCGGCAAGCCGACGCTCAAGGGGCGGTAAATGTCGCCATCGTGATTCTTCAAGCTGCTTTTCAAGGTCAATCGTCGTTTGGATAAGCTCCTTTTCCTTCGCTGTCCGTCGTTCGGCTGCCGCTTCTGCGTCCTTCTGCGCCGTTCTTTCTAGGTCAGCGACGGCATCAAGCAGCTTCTGGTTCTCTTGAATCTGCTTGTTGTATAGGGACAGCCCGGCGCTTGAGACCCCATATTGCCGCGCGATATTATCTAACGACAGCCCCTGCTGCTGTAGAATCTCGATCATCCGACTGGTCAGTCCAATGGCTTCGAGCTTCGCGGACTCGTCTTGCAGCTGCGCCTGCTGAGACTTGACTGCAGACGCGTAGACCTGCTCCATCGAAGCTGACAACGCTACGTGTGCGTTGCCGAGCTTGTCGATTTCTGGTATCAACATCAGCTGCACGGTGTGACTGTTGCGTTGCGCTTCTGTTAATCGACTAAAGACCTCGACGAAGGCATCAGACTCGGGCCTAGCTTCAGCATATGCTCGGTAGATGTCGTTGACTTTCTTCGTATACTCCTCTGCCGCCGTACTCCCCTGCACAAAGCTCGCTGCGGTCTCCTTCGTCTGCGCAGCGACAACCGCCCCACTGGCGACAACGTTGCGGAGGGCCGGTGGCAGATCTTTGAGAGGGATATGCAGCTCCTTTGCTTTGGCAGCAAAGTCCTTGATCTCGGCACTCGTCAGCTTGCCAGCGGACGCCAACCGAATGATTTCGGAATTGAGTAGCTGCGCCTTGTCGGCGGCGCTCCCGTTCATTCTCGTGAGCTCAGCGAGTCTAACATTCGTCAAATGCATCGAGGAGTTAAGTTCGTCGATCCACTTCTTGTTGTACTCGACTGCCTCCGCATGCGTCGTCGTACTCGTAATAAGCCCATCGTAGGCCTCTTTACTGTGCTTCAACGCCAGATCGATCTCATATTGACGGAGAGATGCGTCAACGGCGGCTTCCGTTGCGGCATCCGTGGCCGCCTTCCAGCGCCAAGCCGCAACAGCCGCTGCGGCTAGCGCCGTTGCCAACGCGACAAACGGGTTGGCTAAGACGACCGCGTACAACGCTAACACCGCCGCTTTTGACGCGCTCATCGCTGCTGAAAAACCCCACTGAGCGGTCGTAGCGATCCCTGTTGCGACACCAAAAATACTAATCTGCGCGGCTAGAATGGAAAAAATCTGAAAGCCCGGCAGTAGCATCACAACCTTCGAGAGTGCCGCGCCAAACCCAGACCAGATCGTCGCGAAGGAGGCCGTTGTACTGATCACGTCGTTAATGCCAATACCCAACGTATCCATCGCCCCCGCTGTGAGATAGACAGCGCTAGACGCAATAACGGCATCACGGGCAAGACTCTTAAACCACTCTGGAATACCGTCCCATGTTTCACGGACGATACTCCAGATCTGCGTAATCCAGTTCTTGATTTCCGCCAAGTAGCTGATGATCATCGGGCCATACGTCGCTGCCGCATCAGCAAAGCGATCGATCCAGCTCACGATTGTTTGAAGTAACGTTTGTCCTGAGGTGCCAAAATGCTCAGCGAGCGACTTGCCGATAGCATCAACCGCGCGCTTAACAGAACTAGATGAAGCAACAGCTTTTTCGAGTTCGTTGATCCAATTGCCGACCATGATACGACCACGGGTAAACTTCTCGGCCAGGCTCAGCTCGCTAACTCCAAGTTTATCAACGTGACTACGCGCAGCCTCGAGGATCGCAATGCGCTTTGCTTGAAGCACGCCCTCGGCCGAGAGTTGATCCCGCGTGACGCCAATTGAAGCAGCGAAGTCTTGCTCGGCTTTCTTCGTATCAACAAGGATACCAGCCATCCGCAACGCGCGAACATTACCTGTGGTTAAGGCTGCTGACAGCGTCTGGAGTCCGCCTGCCGCATCCGTGCCCATCGCTCGACCCATCGCTCGGCCCGCTTCCCCAAGGGTCTTCGCATCCTCTCCGGTGAGCTTCATACCGGCCTGAAGAAGTCTGGTTGTCGAAAGCATCAGCTCGACGTCGTCGACAGTGCCTTTAACCCCTACTGTCAGCCCTTCTCGAAGCTCCTTGCCTGTTGCGCCCACAGACTCGGCAAGACTGTCGAAAGACTGCTCGATATCGATAAGGCGAGAGCCGGCCGTGGCTAACCGCTCAATAGAGACGGCAATCCCAATGACGGCTCCCGTTGCCACACCCGCGCCGATTGCAACAGCTCCCATCCACCCATCAAAATTTTTGGCAAAATTTCGGACCTTCTCTGCGATGCCCGTCATGGCACCAGACAGCTGATCTTCGATCGCAATTTGGCCGGTGAGAGTACCTATATCCACCTAGAGATCCTTGTCCGTTTCGCCATAGCTCGCACAAATGGCGAGGGCGATCGCCTTCTGTTGCTGCCAGGTCTGACGCGTTGCGCGTTCAGGCTCGTTGAACTGCAAGAGAAACTCTTTCAACGGGTAGCCTCTTTGCTTCTTACCGCGATTGACGTTCGCGATCATCTGAACGATCGACGCTGCTCGATAATCTGCACGTAACTCCGAGAACACCGTAAACGGCTCAATCTCGGCGAACAACTCCCACTCGCGGAACTGTTTGGCCGTAAGGCTACGAAGCATCTGATCGACGTTGACCTTCCCTAACCTCACGGCCAAATGGTACGCAAAGCGCCGCCGTGTTGAACGCTTTAGTCTTTTTTTGCGTCGGCGTCCGTCTTGACGTTGATCCCGTTCAGCTTGAGAATCTCCTTCACCAGCCGTTCGGTGACCTTGTGCGACCGCTTCCGCAACGTGGCAATATGCCCGTCGTCGGCGATCCGCTTGCCGTCGCCATCGATGAGGCTCTTGACGATGAGGCGCAACCCAGCCGTCCGTTTGGCTTCCCCTTCGTTCGCCTCGCTCCACTCGATCATGTCGCCGGCCGTCAGCGACTGAATGCGAAAGACCTCTCCCAGCTTAAAGCCAGGCACCAACGCGTATTCGACATCAGTCGCCGCTAGTACGTCGTCCATCGACAGAATCTTATCCATGCTGCTTCTCCTGAGTGAAGTCATAGACGGCGACAGTTTTTCCGGCGTCGTTCATGACGTAGGCCTTACCCGACCGAATCACCTTCTCTTGCCCGAAGACAAGCCTTCCGTCCGAATTTCGATGGATGTCTGAGGCCTCGAAAACCGTCTCCGTACCGTCCGCTTCGATATGCTTGACCGTTAACATGCTCCTGCGCTCCTTGGTGCTGCTGGCCTGCGTTCACCAGCAGCACCGAGAAAAGAACTACCCGAACGTTACGAGCGACGGACCGACGCCGATCTGCATCTTTCCGCTGAAACGCAGCGTCAGATCGAGGCTCAACTTGCCGTCGACCGGTGCGTTGGGTTTCAGAGCCTGGACCTGACCGCTCATGATCCAGAGGGTGCCGTCTGGATAGTTGATCCTCCAGCCGGTGACGGTGTTGTCCTTGAGCAGCTTGTGCAAGCCGGTCAAGTGGTCATGCGTGTTGTCCGTCGGCAGGAAGTTCAGCTGGTGGGTCATCGCGCCGCGGCGAAGCACCCCCAGCACGTAGGCATCGATGTCCTTTTCCTGCGTCGTCGCGTCGAACTCATTGCGAGAGAGTTCGGGCGGCGTGACGTCGCCCTGCTCGGCGATGGCTGACCACGCACTCCCTGGCGTCAGCTGAACGTAGACGAGCGTGGCATGTGAACTGATAGCAAGTGTCATGTTGTCTCCCTATGAAGGTTGTTTTTCCGCCTCGAGGTTAAATACCACCACGACGCGGCCTGCTTCATCTTGCCCGATGTCCGTCGGCTCCTGTCGGGCGACAATGCGTAGATAGACCGTACCGTTGATCGTCGTGTTCCAGATCCCATCAAGCGCCGTATGAGCGGCCTTCGCCTTCGCCCGCGCTACGGCATACGTACTTGCGCGTACGGCAACCTGTGCTGTTGGTCGTTCTGTTGCGGCGCTTGATTGATTCTGTATGCGCGTCGGTCCTGACCCTCCTGTTTCTGTGAGTGTAAGATACGGCCCTGCTCCTGCTGGAATGATTGCCTTACTTGACAGAAAGAGCGACGTGCCAAGCACCCCAACCCCCGCCGCCACAAGTTTTGTCGCGAGATCATCAAGAAACATTGGTCTTGTTCAGATGTACGCGTCGAGCAAGACGCTCCGCCATGTGCGGCGCAGACTCGTTCAACGTCGACTCAAGATACTTCGCTTGTCCGACGGGATGCAAGTTGTCAATCAGCTCGTGCACCCACACGGCGTAATCTACGGCCGCACCCCCGAAGGATAACGTTACCGAGATGTTTCGTCCTTGCCTCACTGGCTGGTGCACCCTCCCGCTCGCTCGGAGCTGTCCAGGGTGAGGCGGCTTCCGTCCGCCTGTATAATTCACGTCAACAGGCGTGCGGCGCTTTGCTTCCGTCATTTCAGTCTGCCCTTCTTGGTAGAGAGCAGCTGCGACGTGATCCGGATACCGTTGCGCGAACTGTGTGAGTTTTCTGATCATCTTGCTGGCGCCCTTCATGCCGGCACCCCTTCGGACGCTGTAGGAACGACGACCTTCCGAACTAAGGGAGTAGCAGCCCCAGTCAGACTAACGCCGTTCCTAGGCCGGTCTAAGCAGGCTTGGATAGCCTTCCCGTAAGCCTGGCCAATGTTCTCCCACCGGAACCGTGGCTCTTCGGCCCGGACCAACGCATCTCTCCCGTACACGTTCCGTAACGCTGCATCACGGTAAAGCCTCTCGAGGGCTTGTATGTACGCCTGCTCGTCAGCGATGCCGCCA